CAGAACTTTTACGCTGTCGGAATACGTTCGGGTAAAAGGTGCCGACCTTAAGAATGGAATCCTTTCGATTCCGCTCACCAAGGTTGTTCCAGAATCAGAACGCCCAAAGAAGATTGAGATTGGCTCAACCTTCATTCAAGACTAATTAACTTTTAGTTCTTGTGCGAGTGGTGACTTTTACGGTCACCACTCTTTTGTTATTTACATACCGACAACCTTTGTATAGGATTGTACAGTGAATTATTCCCTTACAGTATTCGACTCCATCTTTGATAATAAGACGGACAAGAAAGTCACCGTGGCTTCATGGGAGGACTTTGAAAAACTTATGTTCCAACTCTCCAAACTTCCTGGTTACAAAGCCAAGAAGGGAGAGAAAAAGAAATCATCATCATTGATTTCTCCCGCAATTTATACCGAAGGCGCCACACGTGCAAATGCAAATGTAACTGGTTGGGGTGGTTGGGCTGCACTTGATGTTGATGAATATGATTGTTCGTTTGAGGAAGCAGCCGGGCGCTATGTGAAGTACCGTCATATCTGTTATTCAACTGCGTCATCACGCCCGGAGAAAAAGAAGTTCCGAGTGGTGTTCCAATTAAACAAGATTGTTCCTGCCGATAAGATTCGGCATTTCTGGTACGCCTTGAACAAGCACTTTGGTTCCATCGGCGATGAACAGACCAAAGACCTAAGCCGAATGTACTATGTTCCGGCTCAGTATCCGGATGCCGATAATTTTATCCTCGTGCATTCGGGAGAGATTATGGACCCCGATGCAATCATGGCGCAGCATCCATATTCCGAGAAGCCATCCATAACTCTTATGGACAAGTTTCCCGCGGCAATCCAAGCGGAGATTCTAAAGCATCGTAAGGAACAAGCCAACAACAATACAATCACTTGGAACTCCTACCTCGATTGTCCGTTTGTAAACAAAGCACTCATTAAGGAATACAAATCAATTTCATCTATAGATGGTTCAGGAAGATACCGAATGATCTATAAGATTATGTCCAGCATTGCGTGTAATGCGGTAAAGAAACGCTATCCCATCACCGGTATGCAGATTGCAGAGATGGTAAGGGATTTGGATAGGGATACAGCAAGAATCTACCAGAAACGCCCTCTACACACGGAAGCAGATAGAGCGATTGAGTTTGCCTACAAATCCGTCACTTTTTGATTTACAACCATCGGCGGTTGGTATAGTGTTATTGAATGGAATTTTACACAAACGTCCAAACCTACGGCGACCATATTCTCTATCGCGGCTATCGTGATGGGCTCCGGGTAAAGGACAGGGTCAATTTTAAGCCCACATTGTTTCTCGGCGTCGATGAGGCACAGTCGCCTTACATGTCGCTTACCGATGTTCCGGTGAAGCCAAATGTTTTTGGTTCTCTAAATGATGCCAAGGAGTTTGTGGAAATGTATTCCCACACCGGTAAGGTGTATGGTAATACCCGTTGGGTCACCAACTTCATTCAGAATCAATTTCCCGATGAAATCCAATTCAACCGCGACATGGTAAATGTGGCGTCATTGGACATTGAAGTGCATTCGGATGAAGGCTTTCCCGACCCCGACCGCGCCGAATATCCTATTACCGTCATTACGGTCAAAAACAATCACTCCGACATGTTCAACGTGTGGGGTGTAAAAGCATTCGACCCCGACCAATCTATTTTTGCCGGCAAGGTTGCTTACACGCAGTATCGTAGCGAGGAAGAAATGCTTCAGGGCTTCCTCGACTGGTGGTCAAACACCCAAAACATGCCCGACATTCTCACGGGCTGGAACTCTAGATTCTTTGACGTTCCCTACATCATCAACCGTATCGTAAAACTACTTGGCGAAAAGACCTGCACGAAGCTATCTCCATGGCCAACAATCAAGGGTTGCATTCGTCAGAAAAATGTAACGATTATGGGTCAGACGAAACTGTCCTATGAAATCGTTGGCATCTCTCAGCTCGACTATCTCGACCTCTTCCGTAAATTCACCTTGAACACCTACGGCAATCAGGAGTCCTATAAACTCGGACACATTGCCCATATCGTGCTGAATGAGACAAAACTGTCCTATGCCGAATACGGAAGCCTCGGCGGTCTCTACAAAAACAACTTTCAAAAGTATGTCGATTACAACATCAAGGACGTTGAACTTCTGGAACGCCTCGAGGATAAACTTGGTCTCATCACTTTGGTTCTTACACTTTCCTACATCGGTGGCGTAAACTATACCGACACCCTTGGTACCACTGCCATTTGGGAATCCATTATCTACCGTGATCTAATGTCACGCAAGATCATCCCTACCGTCACGCCGATTCGTCCAAGCTACGAATATACCATCATCGGTTCCAAGACCGACGAGGAGAAAGCCCTTGCCGAAGAAGGCGATGAACCTGGTTCCTTTGCCGGTGGTTATGTAAAGGATCCTAAGGTTGGCTTTCATGATTGGGTATGTTCATTCGACTTGAACTCTCTGTATCCCAATCTCATTATTCAATACAACATGTCGCCGGAGACCATTCTACCGGTTCAGATGCAGGGAGTCCATCCCGACAAACTTCTTGCCGGAAACATCCCGCAACCTGAAATTGAAAATGCCATTGTTGCGTCCAATGGTGTGCTGTTCGACCCCAACCGCAAGGGTATCATTCCAGAAATCATCAAGGGCATTTACGACAAACGTGTTGTCCTTAAGAAGGACATGATCGCGGAGAAGAAGAAACTTGAGAAAACCGACAAGTCCGACAAGGTTGCTAGGTTCAAGGTTGAACGTGAAATCAGTCGCCTTGAGAATCATCAGGTCGCTCTTAAAATTCTTCTGAACTCACTTTACGGTGCTCTTGGTAACAAACACTTTCATTACTTTGATGTCCGTGTTGCCGAGGGTACCACTCTGTCGGGTCAGACTGCAATCCGTTGGGCAGAAATGAATGTGAACAAGTACCTTAACGGCGTCCTCAAAACTAAGGACATTGATTATGTAATTGCCATTGACACCGACTCGGTGTATGTCACAATGAAACCCATTGTCGACATGTTCAAGCCCAACAACCCCGTGAAATTCTTGGATGAATTCTGCTCGAAAGCCATTGAGCCCGTGTTCAAGGATGCGTATGAAAAACTTGCCAAGAATGTAGGTTGCCCTGATAACCGCATGATCATGAAACGTGAGGCAATTGCCGACCGTGGTATCTGGACCGCCAAGAAGCGTTACATCCTAAATGTCCACAACAATGAGGGCGTTCAGTATGCCGAACCCAAAATCAAGGTGATGGGTATTGAAGCCGTGAAGTCATCGACTCCGGAAATCTGTCGTGATGAAATGAAACGGATGTTCAAAATCATCCTGACCAAAACGGAAGCCGAAGCGCAGGCTGAAATCAAAGCCTTCCGCGACAAATTCAAGACACTCGACCCCGTAAACATTGCGTTTCCCCGCGGTACCAAGGACATCTCCAGCTATCGTAGTTCAAATACCATCTACAAGAAAGGTACTGGCGGCACTACGCCTATTCACGTCCGCGGTTGTCTTCTGTTCAATCATCATCTCAAGATGAAGAACCTTCTAAATAAGTACGAAACAATCAAGAATGGCGAGAAAATCAAATTCATTTATCTTCGTACACCCAATGCAATCAATGAGAATGTCATTTCATTCATCGACGTGATTCCCAAGGAATTCAACCTCCACAATCATATTGACTTTGACAAACAATTTGAAAAGACCTACCTCGACCCGATCAAAATCATTTTTGAAGCAATCGGCTGGAAGTGCGAGGAGACCTCATCGCTTGAAAACTTCTTTTCTTGATTTACATCTGCACCATATTGTGTAATAATCTATCCTTCTAAATAAGACATGAATCCAAAATATCCAATATACATCATTTCTAAAGGTCGTTGGGAGTCTCGGCTCACTGTTCGTTCTTTGGATTTAATTAATGTTCCATACCGCGTGGTCATTGAACCACAGGAGTATGATAAGTATGCTGCCGTCATCGACCCGAAAAAGTTAATCGTGACGCCATTCAAGAATCTGGGTCAGGGAAGTATTCCCGTCCGTAATTTTGTGTGGGAGCACTCAATCAATGAAGGTCATAAACGCCACTGGGTCGTGGATGACAACATTGCGCATTTCTACCGCATCAACAACAATCTGAAGATTCGTGTGAACGACGGTACCATCTTCCGTTGCTGTGAAGACTTTACCGACCGTTTTGAGAATGTAAAGATGTCGGGAATGAACTATGCCTTCTTCTGTCCGGCTGGTTTATACCGTCCGCCGTACTATTTGAACACTCGCATTTACAGTTGCATCCTTTTAGATAATTCACTTGATATGCGTTGGCGCGGTCGCTTCAATGAGGATACCGACATCAGTATTCGCATCATGAAAGCAGGTTACTGCACAATTCTCTTCAATGCATTTACCTGTGGTAAGGCGGCGACACTCACGATGAAGGGTGGTAATACGGATGAGCTATATAAAGCTGCCAATGATAACCGTCTCTCCTTTGCTCAATCTCTACACGCTCAACACCCCGACGTTGTTCAAATTATCAAACGCTGGGGTCGTTGGCACCACCTTGTCGACTATACCGTATTTGAAAAGAATCATCTCATCCTCAAGAATGATCTTAACATTCCTAAGGGCACCAACGAATATGGTATGGTTCTAAAAAAGATGCCACCAAAAGTAGATGCCGAACTCGACAACCCAGAATTAATCCAACACGAAAATGAATAACAAAAAAGTCCTCAAGAAAGAACTCAAAACGCCGGAGCACAACCTATTCTCGCTCTCGGGTCAAGAAGAAGCTACAACCCCATATCTTTGGGACAGTATGCCAGAATACAATCAGATCAATGAAAAGAGCTATGCCTGCTTCAATGTTCGCGTTGAATCACAGGAAGACCTCGACAAGGTTGCTCAACTTCTTGGTCAGCCCATCACCGTCAAGACTCGGGCAATTCGTTACCCCGCCCGCGACCGT